AATTACATTCAGATAACATCTGTCTAATAATTTTTTTAGTTATACCTTCTTTAATTTTTTGTTGTATAGTAACAATTGGTTCCGGTGGTTTTGTTGTTCCCGTTGTTGGTGTAACAATTTTTGGTGGGTCAGGTAACGGTGTTGGTGTTGGAGATGGTGTTACTTTAATATTTTGAATTTTAACACGTCTACAAGCCATCGCGTTTACTGAAAAAACTTGAGCAACTTTGTTAGTCTCGTCATTAGGATTAATTTCAGCCTTAATATCTTGAGTACAATTAATTTGAGAACCCAACCCTAATGGACTTATAGGAATAGATATTGTTTCACCTGCAGCAATGGTATTTATAGTTAAAGTTTTATCATCAATATATTTAGATAATGTTTCACCCCCAACAGAAAATGTTTTTAAAAAGCTAATAACCGAATCGTATCGTCTTTTAGATAAATCCACATTATAACTTTGAGACGCCGGAGCTGACGCCGACGCAATCATATCAATAACAATTGTACCTTTTTTATTTTTTAAAATAGCAAGAGCATCAGTAAAAAAGTTTTTTTCTCCTTCGGTAATAAATTTAAAATTTGGGATAATAACGTTATCAAAAAAAGATGTCGTATTTTTACTAGTCGAACCATCTTTAAATAAACCATCTGCAGTATGTTGATAAAATTCTTTATATAAGTTATCAACATAAGTGTTGTAATCACTAAGATAAGAAGTACTTGCAGTCGTAGAACCCTTTTTAGGTGGTCCAGGAATATTATTATCAAAATAAAAAGCAAATTCTTTATATCTATTTTGGAAATCAGCAATTGTTGTATCCGGATTTGTTTGTGGTGTATCCGTACTTGTAGTTGTATTCTGTTTTCCAATCTCATCACTAACTTGTTGAATCTGTTGTTCAGTTGATTTAGGATTTGTCAAAATTGTTTGATATGTATATAAATCTTTAATTGGAATAGTATTAAATTTTTGAGCTAACTTATAAATATCATATTTAACACATCCCGCAAAAAACGAATCCATAATTGAATTAATTCTATCTTTTTTCTGTCCTTTTAATTGTTTTTCAACAATTGTGTTCATAACAGATGGATGGTCAACAATAATCTTCCAACTTAATGTACCACTTCTTTTAGTGTCTTTATACGTATATATTGGTTCCGGTCTTCCCAAAAATGATGTTGGAGTCCAACTAGCAGTACTACTATCTGAGAAAGTAAGTTCATACGGTGGAAACCACATAACTCGACCTCCATTTGGTCCTTTTTCACAAACAGGTAATTCATCATAAGTAAATCCTGGTTTACTTGATGTTCTCCAAGCCAGATTCTCAATTGAGAACATATATTTTTTAGCATATCCCCCTCTTCCACTACCCAATAAATCAAATGGCTCATCACCATCCGGAACAATGTTTGTTGAACCAGGATTTCTCATTGGAGCAATGTTAAGGTTATATGTGTTATCTAATACAGAGTTTGTAAATCTTCTTCCTGATGTTGTGATACCATCTGTTTTTTGTAAATCAGCATAAGTGTAATATGGAGTATCTTTAGCAAATACTCTACAATACTCAATTCCTGCCTCACCACCAGTTGTTTGGTCTGTATAAGACACAACTTGAGAACCTTTGGTCATTTCTTTATAACCATCGTGGAATACTTTACTAACTTGGTTAATTGCGTTACCAACGTGTTTTAATCTTGAGATACCTTGAACATTGTCAGCAGAATTTACTAATCTTTGTGTTTCATCTAAAATAGACGTTTCTTTAAATTTTAAATTTGTGGATTCATCTCTAGTATAGTTACTACTAATTTGATTAAACCCATCATCCATTGAACCTTGTCCACCACCAGGAGTTGCGTGATATCCCGCAGCACCTTTATATTTTGGGGATGTCCAAACAAAATTACCATCAATACCCCCTTCATCACTTAATGATTTACCCGCCAAACCAAAATTAAGTAAATCAGAATTACCTTCAAATAAAATACCCAATTCTGATGGCCCATATACCGGAGAATCTTCTTGTTGACCAAAAGCATTTACCGGAACTTGATTTGCAGGTGAAGTTATTGATGATGGTTCAGCAGTTTTACTACCAACATAATAACCACCCTTTAATGTACCATTACTATTTAATACGGCATCAAATATAGCCTGACCAACACCTAATATACCACCATATTGGTGATTATATGCTGGTTGATATCTATTATAATCAAGATTATTAAATAATGCAGACCTTTGACCATTTCCGGTATTTACCAAAAATATTTCAGAAGGATTTCTTTTATTGTTTAATATTGGAGATAATAATCCTCCGGTTAATTGATTTGCAACATTTAAAGCGGTTGAGGTTTGTTGTGTTTGACCATTCCTTGTATTATCGTCAAAATAATCACCAGGTATTAACGAAACCGGCCAATAAGCCCCAGCCAATTTAGTAATTAAATCAACAGCACCAACAACAGGGTTTTCAGGTACCGTAATTGCCCAATTTTTATAAATTAAAGGTTGTTGTCCTGATATTAATAAACTAGCCTCAAATGGGTCTTGTAATGAATTTAAATTAACCAACCCAACAGTGTTAATTAAAATTTCTCTATCAATTCTATATTGAAAAGATTCTTTTAATTTTTTAGAGGCCAATCGAGCCATAAACGAATCCTGAGATAATGAACCACTATCACCTGTTGGATTATCACTTAATAAAATACTATATGGAGAATATGTTGAAGGTACAAAATTTGAACCATAGGGTATATGTAATGGTGCACCTAATCCTGCGTCGGTAGTAATATCTACCATATCATTATAACCCCCAACAGGACCAAAATAATTTACAACATAAGCACTATCAATAAAAAATTCATTTACTAAATCTAATACTGTATCATCAGGTCCATATTCACCTTGATTTGAATTAATTGGTAATGGAACACCATTATAATCAATTGTTGTATTATAACCCCCATTAGGACCGAATTGGTTTAATGGATAAAGTTGTGCCGCAAATGGGTCATTTGCAATTAAATCATTTGGAGAATCAATAACACTATAAGCACTTAAAACTGTTTCAGTATCCAAATCTGACGATGGTGGAGAATAAACACCTGTAACACCATATGGTGATAAGTTTTTACTTAATAAAGTATTTCTAAACGATGATGTTGACGCAAATGATAATGGACTATTTGACATATTTTATTCTTTTATAATAAATAGATTCTCACCTATTTTTTTAAACTGTTTTAATGTGGGGATTCATTTCTTTTTGTTTACTTGGGGAACCACCTGTTAAACCACCGTTATGTATAGCCATTCTACTCGCCTCAGCCACCTTATCCGTAAAATCTTTACTTCTAAATAATTCAGCCACTTGTTCTTTATCAATATTACCTGTAGAATTTACATTAACTTCGTGTTTTATGGTTATATCCATTTTTGACGACATTGAACCACTTCCTGATTTATTACCATCTAAGTTAGTTCCCCCGGCCATAACAAGTTTATCTTCCGGTAATGTTTGAATAACAAAATCTTTAACTTTAACTTCTTGAGTTTTTGTACTTGACATTCCTTTCATTTGATTACCTAATGTACCTAAACCCGTTGATAATAATTTAATCACTTGATTTTGAGAATTACCTAATTCTGAAGTTGATTTTTTAGCATTTGTCATAACTTCAGTAAATGTTGAACCGAATGAATCTTTAAGATTACCCCCTATTTTACTAAGAGAGGATGAAACATCCGACATACCTCCAGCACCACTTAAAAGTTTAGTTATTCCATCAAGAGCTATATCAGTATTTTTATCTATCCCTTTAGTTATTCCTTTACTAGTAATTGGTTTAACTACTTTACCTAAAGTACCCATTATTTCTCTTGGTGCTTCAGTCATATCTTTACCAATTCTACTACCAGCAATTGCTGATGGTAATATTTTAGAAATACTCTCTAATTGCTTTAACATCAAAGTTTGAGTATCTAACTGACCTTTAGTCAATTCTTCCATCGTTTTTGGTTTTGACGCTTCCGCCAACTGTGCAATATCATCTTTACTTAACTCTGAAACTGCCTTTTCTTGAGCTTTACCCTCTTTATCCGTAAAATTAACAACATATTGGCCACCTTTCATTTCTGCCATATTGGCTATCATTGTTTTTTGTTCGTCTGTTGCCGTTGGAAATTTAATCTTCTTCATTTTATCATCCAAATCAGCACTTGCCAACGCCATTTTAGATAATTGACCTAATGGTAATCCCATTTCTTTTTCAATTTCCCTCATTTGACGTTTAGCCCCCGGCATAATTTCAAAACCGGTTCCGTCTTTTTTCAATTGAGTAAATTGTTGGGACATTTTAGCGATTTGATTTTGTAACTCACCTGGGTCATTTTGAGCTAAATCCATCATTCTTAATGGGTCTAGTAAATCCCCTTGAGCAACACCTAATCTTTGCATTGCTGCCGCCATATTAATTGCACCTTCAGGGTCAAAAACTTTTTCAGCAAAATCTAATGAAGATTTCATATCAATTCTTAAAGTTGTTGCTTGAGCCGCCATTTTTGCCAATCCTTGAACACCGCCTTCAAAGTTATATTTGTTAAGGGCTTCCATATTAGTTAATACTTGTCCTGACACTTTTTCAGCATTTACCCCCGAAGCTCTTGCAATATTAACAACATCACCTATTTGTTTTGTTGCATCATAAACAGAAATTCCAACATCTTTAAATGATTTAGTAATGTTACTCATTTCTTGATTAGAAGCCTTTGAAGATGCGTACATATCCTTAAAAGCATCAGAAGATATCACAACATTTTTACCTAAAGCATCTGAAATATCTTTTTGCATACCAATAATACTACCAAGGTCACCACCTAATGCAGTCACATCAGGTATTGCATTAGCTAAATTTTGTCTAATTGCCGCAACAGCATCCCTACTAGCCCCAAACGTTTTTAAAACGTCCGCAGCACCCATATCAACCTCTTTTAATGCCTGTTTAATTTGACTTGGGTCTATATTGGAAATAAACGCATCAGCAATTTTAATACCCGCTTCCTTTAACCCAGCCAACAAACCTCCTTTATCTTCGTCCGCCATAACAAATGTGTTTTATAAATAAATACACCAAAGAGTAGTTTTAAATTACGTCTTTGGTGTATTATCTTCGATTATCCTATCTATAAGGTATTTCCTAACATATGTCGGAATTTGAAAGAACTCAGTGTATGAAGTCCTAATAAATTTCGCCATAAAATAATATTCTTCAATTAAAAATTGTCGGTGGTTAGAAGAAAGGCCGAAAAAACTCCACCCCAAACGATATCTCGAATGATACCTTTTCTCCTGAAGGGGCGATTACTGTTCTCATTAACTCTAATGAAGGTTGATTATCTCTAATAAATTTACGGATATATTTTGAATCCATAATTGGTAATGATGAACAAGTCATAGTAATATTTGTTTTATCACTATCCCCATTAATTTCCACAATATGTTTCATTAATCTAAGTGTTACTACCGGAGCTGGTCGTCCAACAGGATATGAATCAACTATTGAACTGATTTCTATTGTATCCGCGTAAGTTAACGGTCTTAATTTGACGGTCATTCCCGATTTTGGTAATACAGTTGTAAATAACCCGTTTTCATCCGGTTTAGACTCAGTTTTTTTAATATTTAACTCATCTAATATAACAGTTTGTGAAAAAGGTTTTTTTGTTTGGGGGTCAGTTAATGTAACATCATATTCAGGCCCAAAAGATGTATTTCTTAAGAATAACAATATTGCCTCAACATCTCCATCAATTAATTCTTCCGGTCTTATGTCGTGTTCATATAATTTATTTCTTAATAATGCCATAATGATATTATCATTACTACCTTGTCCTGACATTAACATATTCTCATCTGTTGCGGTTAAATAACCAACCTTAACCGATTTCTTTTTTGATTTGTAAAAAATACCACCCGACGGTAATTGTACCACATCGTGAGGTAAATTAAAATTCTCGGTTCCCGCATTTATCGTATCTTGTTCCATATAATTTTGTTTTTATTATAAATAATAGTAAGTTAAAATATTTTATAAAGTATTCTAAATAAAAAATCCCACTACAGTGGGATTAATTTTAAATTTTATATTGAATTAGTAAACTAATATACATCTATCCATACGAATAGTTGTTGAAATTGTTGCTAAAGCGTCTGAACTATATTGTAAAGCATCGAAATTAACATCACTTAAGAAAGAACCTTCTAAAATCCATTTTTCCACAACAACACCTGTTGGGTCTAACATTTCAAGGTCAATGTTTTTCTTATATCCCGCTGCGTACCCCATACGACCTGTTACAGACTCAGCACATAAACGAACCCACTCCATAAGAGCTTGAGATGCTGATGGACCGATTGGGTCACGGAATTTAACGTTAATTGTACCCCAAACAAAACGTCCTGCGACGTATGTTTCAGTATTTAAGAAAGGTATCGCCACCGGAGTTATCGTTATGTGTGGTCTAGATGCCGATTCTACGAACCATTCGTTAATCCCTAAGGAAGAAGGGAATCGTATAATAAACCTATTTTGTCTTTTTGGTTCATACGGTATGGGCATTTTCATTAATAAATCAGCCATTGTCTATTTGTTTTTTAAATTTTATTTTTTATCTTGTTTATTATAAATATAACCTATTTAATTTTTATTACTTTACTTTTAAAATTAAAATATTTATCATTCTAGAAATCCTAGTTTTTATATTAATATTAATTAATTAGTTTTTATTAATTAAATATTTTAAATTAATTTAATATTCTCTTTTAATTCCTCCAGCAGTTGAATATGTTTTAATTATATTTTCTGGATTTTTCTCAAAATGTTTTTTTACAACTTCCACATTTTTTAAGTCGTCATCTGAAAAACCTATCTTAGGAACAAAATAATTGTTTATTTTATTTTTTAAGAAAGCTTTCTTTTGTATATGTTGAGACATTTTTAAAACATATTCAGAAAACTCATCTAACGCTTTAATTTTACCTTCTTCCGGGTTTGTTGCGGAACCTTCACCATAGCTCACAGGATAAAATCTACATAAATCCAAATATTCTCGAATCATTTCTCTTTTAGAGGTATTATCCTCATCCGCCAAATCTCTGTATTTTTCTAAATTTTTAACTAATTCATTTGAGTCAATACCATTAAGGTTAGACACAATATAATTATAACAAGCTTCTTTTAACACTGATGGTGTATGTCCTCTTGCGGTTACGATTGAAAAAATTGAACCGTTATTAATTGCCTCAACAAAATCAGCCCAAGCCGGACCTGGTTTTGCAGTCATTGCATCAACAATAAATTGTTTATCACCTTTAACACCAAACCATCTAAAAGGGTTTTCTGCAAAACCAACTATGGTATGACCATCAAATTCTATAGGTTCTTTTCCAATTTCTTCTCTATAAGTTGCAAAATCTTCAGTAGACATACCTACTTCATCACCAT